GCCCCTGAGGTGCGTACTTATCCAAAGAATGATGGAACGCAGGGGGTGAGTCTGTCGTTGCGTGTCCACTCGGTGCAGCTGCTCGGCTCGCCCGCTGAGAACGGCCAGCACGCTCAGGCCGCGCCAGCATCGCAGGCGTACGCGGCACCGGCTGCACAGCAGCCTGTCGAGGATCTGCCATTCTAATTTAATCACCAGCGGTCCCTGGAGCGATCTGGGGGCCGCTTAAAACCGAAACGCATGAACGCCACCAGCCCACTCGCCAAGGCTCTGTCTTGGGTCGCCAGTAACCAGGGTACAAAGACAGAAGCCTATATTGCCGGTCACCAATCCCGCGACGCCGAGGTCGCATTGTTAAAAGCTAAAATCGACCTCCTTGAAAAAGATCGTGAAGAACTCCGCACGTACATCCACGCCCACATCTGACCCGCTGCTGGCCGTCATTGCGGCCGGGATCAGGAAGGGCACCATCAAGCTGTCCGGCTTCGAGCGCCTGGTCTATGAGGCGGGGAAGGTTGCGGGTGCTAAAATTACCCGGAAATACTAGGAAATATCCAGTATGTACGGTATTTTCGGGTAATTATGAAACTTCACGTCAAAGACGCCCGTAACCTCTTTATCCAGGAATGGAGCCGCCTCGCCGTCAATTGGGGCGTAAGCCGCTCCCACGGGCAAGTACACGCCTTCCTGCTCTTGGCGCAGGAGCCTGTTACATACGAAGAGCTTAAAGCCGGCCTGCGCAAATCCCAAGGCACAGCCAATAACATTATCCGAGAGTTGATGGATTGGGGGATCGTCAGGCGCGTGGCCGTCCTCGGCGAGCGCAAGGAGTATTTCGTCGCAGAGAAAGATATGTGGAAGGTCGCCCAGCTGATCGCCAAGGCCCGGAAGCGCCGCGAACTAGATCCGTTGATCGAGGCCATGTCCACCTTCAGCCGGCTCGAAGGCCCCAAAGCCGAGGTCGAGCAGATGACCAGGCTCGTCGACGGCATCAAGTCGGTATCCGCGGTCGCCGACACCGCTCTCACCCTCATGGACCGCACCGGCGTTGTCCCCTTCCTGAAAATGCTTTCATAAATATTTGAAAGTTCTGTACATTGGGTTATGCCCAATAAGCACAACGATCAGCAGGAACGGTTTTGCGAGGAATATCTTATCGATTTCAACGGCACAGCCGCTGTTATTCGAGCAGGGTATTCAAAGAGGTCTGCCGCCCGGCAGGCCGTTCGGCTTTTGGCAATGCCACATGTCCAGGAGTCTCTCCGACAGAAGAAAGCCGTCATCAAATCCAAGTTACAAATCAGTCAGCAGCGCACTCTCCTTGAGATCGGCCGGCTGGCCTTTTCCGACATCCGCAAGGCGTTCACCGACGATGGCCGGCTAAAGCCTATTCACGAGCTTGACGACGACACAGCGGCGGCTATAGCTGCGTTTGATTGTGAGGAGCTATTCGAGTATATGGATGGGGATAAAAGCCCGCTCGGGCAAATCAAGAAGTATAAATTCTGGGATAAGCTCCGCGCGCTGGAGATGCTGGCGAAGCATTACGGCCTGCTGGGCGATGAGGATAAGAACGACATGAAGTTCAGCGTGGTGATCAAGGCGCCTGCCGCTAAGGAGGAGCCCGCAAAAGCGCGGGCACGGAATGGTAAATGATCAGCCTGGAATTTCATACCGACATCTTCCTGCCGGTATACCGTCCCCTGGTCAGCCTCACCACGCTAGAGGAACCCGAGTTCTTTGACATAGATTTCTTGTATGGAGGCCGTGACTCAGGAAAGTCCCGGCACATCGCTATGCAGCTCGTTATCGATTGCCTGCAGCTGTCGTACTTCCGGTGTGTGCTGATCCGCAAGGTCAGCAACACGATCAAGGAAAGCCAATGGCAGCTACTCAAGGACGTCGTCGAAGAATGGGGCCTGTCTAAACTCTTTAAGTTCAACAAGAATCCCCTGGAGATACACTGCCTGAACGGCAATAAGTTCATCTGCAGGGGCCTTGACGAACCGGCCAAGCTAAAATCCATCTCCAACCCGTCGCACGCGTGGATCGAGGAGGGCAATCAGATCACCTCCGAGGATTTCGTTACCGTCCTCACCACGCTGCGGTATAACGACGGCAATACGAAGACTTGGTTCTCCTTTAACCCGGAATGCGAGGGTAACTATACTGATTTCTGGCTCCACCAGGAATGGTTCAGTCACACCACAGCGCTATCCTTCAGATGGACCAAAGAGATACCTGTAGACGCATCGGTGCTGGGTAACTCTGAAGGCCCTAACGTGCGCATTGATGCTGACGGCAGCGCCTCGCTCTTGTATAGCGTCAGGGCTACCCACAGCACGTACAAAGACAACCCCTACTGCAAACCACAGCGGAAGGCGCTGTACGAGTCGTATAAGACGAGCAAGAACAACGCCTACTGGTATCAGGTATATACCTTGGGCCTGTGGGGGTTCAAAAAGTCCGGTGGCGAGTTCTGGAAGTGTTTCGATGAGGCCAAACACAGCCACGTGCTGAAGATCAGAAAGGCGGCTTTTCACGTCGTAGTGGACAACAACGTCACTCCGTACGTTACAGTGGCTTTCTGGCAGATCGACACGGCCGCGAGGAAGCTCGACCAGGTCGACGAGCTCCCCTGCAAAAGCCCGGACAACACGGCTACGAAGGCGGCGCGGCAGACAGCCACCTGGCTGCGGCGCCACGACTCGGAAACGGTCGTGTTCGTATACGGTGATCCTTCAGCGAACGCCAAAAGCACCGTGGACGACGAAGGCCGGTCGTTCTTCGACAAGTACATCGCCCAGTTGAAGTCTGAGGGCTTCCGGGTGATCGATAGGGTAGGGAAGTCGGCGCCATCGGTATCGCAAAGCGCGTCCTTTATCAACGAAATCTATGAAGCCAACTACTCGGGTTGGGAGATACGGATCGACAAGACCTGCCGGACCAGCATCGAGGACTATACGATGGTCAAGGAGGACGCCAACGGTAAGATGCTGAAGAAGCGCGAGACGAACAAGGACACCGGCCAGTCGTTCGAGCGATACGGCCACTTCTCTGACTGCAAGAGGTACTTTATTACGACGATACTGCCTGATTTATACCTGGCATTTTCCAATAGACGCAAGCGCGGCGGATCATACAGCGCAAAACGAGCATAATACCATGATACTGACCCCCGATCAGATTAAAGAGATAGCCCTGATGAACCCTAACAAGGACCTGGTGACCGCCGGCGTGAAGGCGAACACCACCCTCAGGATGCATATTTACGGCAAGAACATCGAGGCGGACCTGCCGACGATCGAGGGGATGGAGGTCGACAGCCTGCATAAGCTGCGGATCAGGTATACCAAGTCAAACAAGGATCTCATGTCGCGCCTCGGCCGGCCGATCGACAAAATCTATTCGGCTACCGGCGGATCGATCTATTATAACCTGCCGGATGCCGAGGACAGCCGCGCCCGGCAGCTGGCGATGAATGTCAGGGGCGGCTATGGCCTGAAGAAGTGGAACGAGATGTTCTGGACGCCGCATTTCAAGGACGACCCCTACGGTATGCTGTTCATGGAAGTGAGCCAGCCAGACGCTTCCGGTCGCAGCCATACCTACCCGACATATAAGGGCATCACGACCGTCTTCGACTATCAACTGAAGGGCGCCCAACCTGAATACGTGTTCTTTAAAACGACTGCCAAGGACCGCAAAGCCGCGGGCCTGCCGACAGATAAGATCATCTACCGGGTCGTCGATGACGCCTTCGACTACCTGGTGCGCGTCGATGGGACAGAAGTGATGATCCTGTGGGAGAAGACGCTGCCCAACCTGTTCGGCCATGTGCCGGCCATGCTCTGCTCTGATATCCCTGACCCTTCCAGCTCAGACGGCGGTGTCCTGTCGATCTTCGACGAGGTAATCGAGCTGGCGATGCAGTTCCTGGTGAAGGGATCGATCAAGGTCACCAGCGACTTTATGCATGCCTTCCCGAAGTACTGGGAGTATGCTGACGACTGTACGGATTGCGGTCAGACCGGGATGATCGGCGGCGAGGTGTGTCCGGCATGCCGGGGGACGAAGAAAAAGCTCATGGTGAAGGTCAGCGACGTTAAGGCGTTGGCGTTCCCGGACAAGGACAACCCGGCCATTACCCCGTATGTCGCCGGCTACGTCGAGCCATCCAAGATTTACTATGAGATCGCCATCAAGGACCTGGCCGACCTGGAAGACGCCATGACCTACACTATATGGGGCAGCCATAAGGCGGACCGCACCTCCGTTGAGGGGCAGCCGATAACAGCCACGCAGGCGTTTATCGACACGCAGCCCGTCAACGACCGGCTCACTGCCATCAGCCAGATGGCCGAACGGCGCCACAAGTTCGTCCTGGACCATATCATCGTCTTCTACATCGACGCCAACTACAAGGGCAGCTCCGTTAACTACGGCAAACGCTTCATTGTGGAGCCGCCGGATGTGATCTGGAAGAAATACGGCGACGCCCGTGAGGTTGGGGCGTCCTCCGAGGTCCTGGACGACCTGCTGCAGGAGTTCTACGAGTCGAAGTACAGTAGCGACCCGGTAAAGCTGGATATCAAGCTGAAGATGATGTCGGTCGAGCCATTCGTTCACAATACCGCGCTGGAGGTGCAGGAGTTTAAGCC